TACTTTGAGTAATCTATAGTTACGTCCTTTGTGGTTTGTGATTTAATTAGTGATGATTTTGGAACCCAAAACTCACTTAGTTGATCCTCCTCAAAGAATTTAGCCCATATATGGTACGATTTATCTTTCTCAACAAGAAGTTTCTCTACGTATACCTTTTCTGGTACCTTTAATAGATATTTTTCCTCTGAAAATTTTTGTGCGAAGTATGTATCCAACTCAACCCATTTTCTAGCCACTTTTGGTATGGTGTCAAAATAATTTACAATGTAGTCAGCTTGAGTTCTAGTCGGGTAAAATTTTTTATTTGTTTCTTTTTTGTTTTTTAAAAACAATATATAATTATTCGACCCGGAATACACGTCGAGTAAGTCTAAAGCTTTGTGTTCTATTAGTTGTTGTCCGATATCCAAAATACCTTTTATTTTAAAAATAACAAAAATTTTAATATTTATCAATAAAAAGTTGACAATGTCGAATAAAATTCCAATAACAAGGTTAGGAAAATTTTTTGGTGATAGTGATTATGACCTTGAAATTTCCATGGGTGAGGAGTGGTTAGTTGGTGATATGAACTTCACCTGTATACTATATCGAATTGATAGAACAAAAACAAAAACTGATGATGTGTACGGTGAGACGGTATCTGATGGGATAAAATTTCTACCTCCGGTTGAGTTTAACGCTTACGTCGGTATAGCAGCTCCTGAGAATAAATCATTGGGTACAACCAAAATGGATCAGATGGAACCTGGGAATATTACGGTATCGGTGTATCAAAAAACATTGGAGAATTTGGAAATTGACATTAGTTTTGGGGATTACATTGGGTACTATGAAAGTGAGACTTTTGTTAGATATTACACAGTGGTAAATGATGGTCGTGTTGTTTCCGACACAAAACATAACTATAGGGGGTATAAACCATTCTATAGAACAATAATTGGTTCACCTGTTGGACCTAACGAATTTAGAGGATTGTAAAAATGGGATTACCTAAAAAAATAAAGAAGAATATAGATCTTATTGATAAGAAAACTTTATTACCTAGAAGACATGAAATGGCTGACATGATTTCTATGGATGGTACTTACCTACCAAAAAGTTTATTACACGCTGATTTAGATCGGGGGTTTTTAGATTTTGTACGTGATGAGTTAAGATGTGTAGTTGAGGGTAGTGTTGTACCGATGGTTGATATACTTTTAACGACACAGAATTGGTCTCAGTTTACCGAGTCTTGGGACTTTCAAAATATAGATAAAAACGCTGAACCCCCATTTATAACGGTAATAAGAACACCGGAAGTTAAATTTGGTACCAATCCAGCTACACTATATAACATACCAAATAGAAGAATGTACTATTACGCTCAGGTTCCAACATGGGATGGACAAAGACATGGGATGGACATTTATAAAATACCACAACCAGTCCCGGTAGATATTAAATATACGGTAGCTATTGTATGTAATAGAATGAGGGAGTTAAATAAATTTAATCAAATTATTATCGAGAAGTTCGCGTCAAGACAAGCGTACCAAGTAATTAAAGGACATTATATTCCAATTATTAATGACGACATACAAGACGAATCGGTTATGGATATGGAAAAAAGAAAATTCTATATTCAAAAATACAACTTCACATTACTTGGATTTTTAATTGATGAAGATGAGTTTGAGGTGAAACCAGCTTTAACACGAGTATTTCAAATGTATGAAACGGATACAAAAGTTAAAAGGAAAAAAATAAGAAAAGAAATCCCCCCAACCCCAGGTACGTCCTTGTTTACTTATCCGGTCGGTAATTTGGTTAATGAGAAGACTTACGATTACGTCGTTAATTTACATTATGTTAGTGACAAAAATGTTGACAGTTACCAGGTATTCATAAATGATGATTTTTATGGTAACGATATTACGGAAATTCAAATCAATAATGGGGATCTTGTTAGGGTTGTTATTACAAAATTAGATAACACACAACCGTCTGAGATTATATTTAATGAAGAATTAATTTAATTTTCACCGTAAATATCCTTTTTATCTTTACACTTCTCCATTATTAAATTTTCCAAAAACTTATACATTTTAATACCTCGTTTATCACAGTATTTTTTTAATACAGAATGTACCTCTGGTGATATCTTTAAGTTCTTTATTTTCTTGTTGTTATCCATGGTAGAAAAAAGGTAGAAAAAAATCATACCAATATATAAATACTTTTTGATAAGTAAAGTTTTTACAAAAAACGTCAATATTTATTATTAAAATAAAAGAATAAACAATTAATAGAAAATGGCTACTAACAGTAAAGTATTTGTATCACCTGGAGTGTATACGTCTGAAGTCGATTTGAGTTTTGTAGCTCAAAGTGTCGGTGTTACCACTTTAGGTATCGTAGGTGAAACTATCAAAGGACCAGCTTTTGAACCAATATTCGTTAGAAATTACGATGAGTTCCAGACTTACTTTGGGGGTACAACACCTGAAAAATTTATAAACACACAAATCCCTAAATATGAAGCGGCTTATATAGCTAAAGCTTATTTACAACAATCAAATCAATTGTTTGTAACTAGAGTATTGGGTTTATCTGGTTATGACGCTGGACCATCTTGGTCAATCATGACTAAAGCTAATGTTGATCCTAACACAATTGGTAGATATTGTACCGATCCAGTTATCGTGGATTGTTTACCAGCTTGTAATGAGTATGAAAAAATTGGATATACATTCAATTTTACAGCTTGTACAAATTCAACTGGTCAATCAACATTTGATGTGTCTGGAATTGATCCTTTAATTTTAGAAAAATTAAATCTACAGTTTGAACAATTCAACGGGTCCACCTCATCAATAAACGATTATTTAAATGATTTAATATATGACGTTATAGGATCTGTCGATCAGTCATTAGCTGAAGCTACAACAATTAGTTACTTCGGATCAATTGATACTGAGGATTATAATATACTATCACCTGTGTTTACAGCTGAAACAAATGTATATGGTGTTCCTGATGTATCACTAAATGATACTGATTTGGAATCAGCGTTTAACGACCCTTGGTATTATTCACAATTTGATAATACAGGTAATGGTGAGTATTCAGGATTCTCATTCTTTTCATATATTACTGGATTAACAAATGTTACACCTGTGACAACAACAACTACACAACCTGTACCACCACCCCCACCACCACCAGACCCTTGTGTTACACCTATTCCGACCCCAGTTCCAACAGCTACACCAGTTCCACTAATTGTTGAGTGTTACACTGGTTCGTTGATTGGTGTAATTTACACATATACCGGTACTTCATATACTGAGTATGATGATTTAGTTATCGCTACTTTAAGATCTAGAGGTTTATCAAATTATACATCTAGTGAAAACCCAGGTTATGAAGTTTCAAACATTAATAACGTAACTTTAAATGTATCTGGGATTTATTCTGGAGCTACCAAAAATCCATATTTACCATTTGCTGTCAATGTAACAAATGATAATGGAACTAACTTTACATTTGAAACATCTTTCAGTATATCTGACTCAAACTACGTAACTAAAGTATTTGGTACCGACAACTTTGGTAAACCTAAAGGTGTTGTTCCTGTATTTTTAGAGGAGAGGTTCCAATCTTTATTGAACTTTGGTTTTAGAAAAGGATACATTAGGGGTATTAATTCTGAATTAGTAGCTTTAGATTCAGCTCAAAGTGAAACTTCGGATTCAATAGGGTGGTATTTAGATAGATATCAATCAGCTAACTCACCTTGGGTTGTTTCCGAATTGAGGGGTACTAAAGTGTATAATCTATTTAAATTCTACACAGTATCTGATGGTGACGCAGCGAATACACAAGTAAAAATATCAATTATTAATATATCATTTAATAATTTAACATTTGATGTTTTAGTTAGGGATTACTATGATACGGATTCAAACCCCGTGGTTTTAGAAAAGTTCACAAACTGTTCAATGAATCCAAATGAAAATAGTTTTGTAGCTAAAAAAATTGGTACACTTGACGGTGAGTACGAATTAAATTCAAAATACATAATGATTGAGATTAATGAGGACGCACCTAATGATTCACTACCTTGTGGTTTTGATGGGTATAATTTCCGTCAGTACGATGGTGTTAGATCTCCATTCCCTATCATCAAAACAAAATATTTCTTCCCTGGTGAAGTTTTCTTTAACCCACCATTTGGATTTG